CTGAGCATATGCCTATGGTGTGCCGATGGTCTTGCATCCTACTCGACCAAGATACTGAGAACCCACCATTTGAACCGGCGCGATACTTTGTGGTCAATGTGTTTGCTGAAACAAAAGACGCAGTGTTGAATTGTTTAGGTGAGGAGTATCCGTGGTGCGATATTATGTACGTAGATAAAGCACTCGGCGGACACACTGACGACGATTTCTTAGAATCGTGGATGCATTACTTTGACACAAACAATGTTGAACCAATACGCGAGGCACCTCATGGCAATAACTACGGTAAGTAACGACAACAAAACGCGGGTAGATTATCTTGTGTACAAGGAAGTCGAGAAAACTTTGACGCTAGTAAAGACGGCAAGCGATACGCTAAACGATACCGGCGATATTGAGTCGACGACACTAGATAACGCGAGCACTCATTTGAAGTGTGCGATTGATATGCTCGATCACTACTTGCAGGAGAACGCATGAGACCGAAAACAATATGCCACCCCGAAGCACTCGCGGATTGGAGAGCGAACGACGAACAACATTACACTTTTAGTGGAGAAACAAACAATGCAAGTACACGTAAACATAGTACGCACAACAACAAAGTTTCCGAAAAGCAAACGGAGCTTAAAGGATTACTCGCACAGCGTCTTGAAGAAGCCATCGAGCAAGAAACTCGGAAGCGCGGGACGGTACGTAAAAAAGGGGAAGCTTAAAGGGGCTGAAGTTTATACGCTAACACTGACCGAACGGGAAACATGTCCGCAGTCTTGTGGACACTGGAACGATTGCTATGGGAACAACATGCCATTCGCACACCGCCTCGAACACGGGGAGGAACTGGAGCGGCGGTTAATTAGGGAAGTAAAAGAAATTTGCACGAAGGCGCAAGACAAGGGACGCAAAGTATTAGTGCGCTTGCACGTACTGGGAGACTTTTACAGTGTTGGTTATGTGGAAATGTGGCGCAAACTTTTAGTGGTACACAAGAACCTCTATGTGTGGGGATACACGCACGTCACACCGTCCGATAACTTGCAAATTTACCACCAGTTACAGTTAGCGCGTGACGGGTTTCCAGAGCGGTGGCATGTACGTTGGAGCGATACCGGCGGGAAGTTTAGTGCCAATAGTGAGGAACTCGGTACGACCGGCATTGTGTGTCCGGAACAGGAGGGGAAAACGGCGGCTTGTACTACGTGTTCTTTGTGTTGGGATGCTCCCGATAAGAACATTATTTTTAAAACGCACTAGGTAGGAGGATTGCGATCATATGGAGCAAAAAACCGTCAACACTTTCAACGAAGACACCCCGTCAGTTGCGATTAGTGAGACGAAAAAATCGTCAACCCTTTCAACATTGACCGTTTCGAGTAATGGAACAATTTTGAATGATAAGCCACGAGGGGAGGATTACATCGCTTCCGCCGTGAAAAAAACACGCGCACCTTTAGATTTAACCGATTGGATTGTATGTCTTTTTTTGACGTACTTTGTTGCAATCTTTATTTAGTTAACGTACAACATATCTACCGGATCGGATTGGCCGACCGGCAACTAAAGAGGGCTTTTAGCCATGAACGCAATAGTACAAAACCCAGAGCGCACCGCTCAGCATATCCAAGACGGTTTGGAATATACGCACAGCAACCCGCTCGACGTTTCATTCTTCCGTGAACTCGGAAGCGTACAAAAAGAGGCGATGTATGATCGTGACCGAAACTTGATCGAGGGATACTACGCACTCCGCAACAGCAAAACCCAAAAACTCTTGGGATCTGCACCAGTCGCCAAAACCTACAAGCTAGTCGACCACGCACTGGCTTTCGAGGAGCAGGCGAAATCCTTACTCGATAACCCATCGTTGCCGCACAATAATCTGACGGTAGTCGACCGGATCTTCGACGAAGGCCGCCGCGCAACTCGCGCTGTCTACTTCAACGACCTCACGTTCGACATCGACGGACTCGGTCAGGGGATCACCGCTCGCGCTGACATCATCAATTCTGTCGATATGTCTTGGGCTTTCCAAGTGTTCTCGGGTGCTTACCGCGATTACTGCCGCAACACTTGTGTCTTTGGCGGCCAAAAAGCCTACCACCAGAAACGCAAACACACGTCCAACCTCTCGGTCTCTGCCATGATCGCCAAGTCAACGCTCGGTCTCGGTATGTTCACCTCGCACCGTGACCAGATGGACAAGTGGCGCACGATAGATCTTGATCGTTCCCAGTGGGTTGAAATCCTCGAGAATACGATCTGCAAGAAAGGAGGGGAGGCCGCTCAACTCTCGGTAGATCCTACCGCTCGCGTTAATGGCCGGTTGCTTGACTACATGAACCACCGGTTTAATGAGGAACAGCGCGAACTCGGTTCGACTATGTGGGGCGCATACAATGCCTTGACGCACTGGGCCACCCACGTCGACGAAACTTGGGAGCGGGAGAACGCTGACGGATCGGTCACCGAACTCACTACCGGCCGTGAGAAATCCAACCCGCACCGCGTACGATTACAGCGCGAAGCCAAGGTTCGCTCGGTTCTCGAGTCGCCACACTGGCTCGCATTGGAACAGGCCGCATAATGTTAGACCTTGTAACAGCACTTTATAAACTTGCGGTAATTATCACAGTAATTGTCGTTTTATCGATGATATTTTAAGGATCGAAAACCATGAAAACTTTAGAAACATTTAAGACTGACCTCGGCACACTCCGTTCGGATCTGAACCAGACGACCTACAAAGTAGAAAAGGTTCAGGAGCTTCTATCGGATCTTGTCGAGAAACTCGATGGACTGTACGACCAGTCAATATCCAACAAGGATCAGGCTGTCGATCTGGTACGCGCTGTCGATGACATCGCACCGAAACAACAGCACCGCCGGTTGTTCTCGTCTCATTACCGGATGCTCGCCATTCTCGCCCAATATGGCGCGATGACTCGGGAGCATGTCGCAAAGCTTATCGGTGTGGAACCACAGACGATAACCCAGATGACTCACGTTGTTCGACACCACGGACTCGCGGACTTGAAAACGCGGAAGGGTGTTGTTACTCTTCAATCACTGGCCGATGGGGTCAGCGATAATACAAACTTTAAAATCTAAGGGGAAACCTCATGAAAACTGAAACTACATTGAACTTTACGGACGCCCAACTAAACGAACTCAAGCGCATTGTTGATACGATTGGTTGGTCTACCCGTGATGAAAAGACCGGACACATTGATACCTACGTGTCCCAATCCCGTGTCAAATTCGCACAGGATCTCGCCGGTGTTCTCAACCGCATGGAAACTGCCGCACTGGTAGGAACTTCCGAAGGCCTGTAAAGCTTACGCATTCCCTCGAGTACTTTGCCCCCTTAATTGGGGGCTTTTTTTGTCCATCCTTTAGTGCCGCGACGGCTTACCGCCGGTATGCCCAGAAAACCCTCGAAGGTCTTACCACCAGTACATATTGTGGTTTTCTATGGTGTCCATAGTCGCTATGTATCACGCCCCAGACATTCCGGTTTTCCGAGAGGATTTACCGTCGGCATACCTAAAGAAAATACGTGGTGCGCGATTAAGCCCCAGAGAATGCCCCAAAAGGAGAGCGGGAAGGCGTACCGAAAGGAGACCGAAGGAGACCATCACTGAGGTTATCCAAAAAAAAATCCCAATGCGGGCGCGGGGCAAGGGCCACGGGGGGTACCCGTACTAGTACTAGCAATCCCCCCATATTTTTTATGGTTTTGGAAGAGTGTTTCACGCAATGTTTCACACGACGGCTTACCGATGGGGAGGCCGACGGCTTACCGTCGGTTACCCCGATGGCCCCAGCCCAGACATAAAAAAGCCCCGACAGCAGGGGGTACTGTCAGGGCTCTGGGGTCAACCTGTTGGTGATATGTGGGTTTACCCCGGCGGGCTTACAATCCCATTGTACTGCTCAGATTATCATCCGTCAAGAGTTTGGAGAAATATATTTTTTTGTTGACAGAAATAGCCTATGGTATACATAATGGTGGTGTACCGGGGCCGAAATGGCAGGGGAAATCAACTTTTATAGTCCATGTGAACAAAGTTCCGAGACCAGAGGCCCATGTGTACAACTTAATCCCTTTTTATGCGCTTAAAATGTGAGTATATTCCACTTTTCCGCACATAATTATCACTCATAGGTGATAATCTCCCGTTTTTTTAACACATATATGTGATAAACCATGAACCTCCTCCCCCAAAAGAGTAAAAAGCGTGAACTCTCCGACCAACAGCAAGCTTTCCTTACCGCGCTCTTCGAGAACGGAGGTAACTTCTCGAGGGCTTGCGAAGTGTCGGGTTACTCGCAAGGTTCCATCGGACATCTCAAAGAGTCTCTTGCCGACGAGATTATCGAAGGAGCACGGAATATTCTTGCAGGTGGTGCTCTCAAGGCCGCAAATAAGCTGGTCTCGACCATTGACGCCCCGGAAATTGAGCGTGGAGATAATGTACGGCTCCAAGCCGCCGAATCTCTCCTCAACCGAGTGGGTCTCGGGAAACAGGAGACTCACAATGTCAATGTCCAAGCTATACATGGGGTGGTACTACTCCCCCCTAAGAAAGAAATGGTTATAGAACATGACTGATGAGGTCACGGAAGAACCAAAACGTAAGGGTGGACGCCCAAAAAAAGACCCGAATGCCCCGAAAGCACGGTACAACCTCTCTACTGCTGAGAAAGCGCGTAGAGCAACGCAGGCGAGTATCCGAAGGTCTAAGAAAGATGCAGAAAAGAAACGTGCCGCCGCTACAAAGCAAGCATACCGCGCAAATGTAAGAGAAAAAGCCGCCTCGAAGGTAGAAACAGCCCTAAAGGGCGAAAAATCACGGGTAATCGACCAAGGAGACCTGAATGTTCTACCAAAAGCTGTTCAAGACCTCGTTGGCGAGTCTGAAGTTGTATTTCAACCAAATGAAGGACCTCAAGAAGAGTTTCTCAGTGCTCCAGAGCAGGATGTGCTATATGGGGGCGCGGCCGGGGGCGGAAAGAGTTTCGCTCTTCTTGCTGATCCTCTCCGCTACTGTCATAACCCTAACCATCGGGGGCTTCTTCTCCGCCGTACTCTCGATGAATTGACTGAACTCATATCAAAGTCGAAACAACTGTATCCCAAAGCGTTTCCCGGCGCCGTATTCCGTGAGAGTAAGTCGACGTGGGTCTTCCCCTGTGGAGCGACCATATGGTTCTCGTACCTCGACAAAGATAAAGACGTCACTCGATACCAAGGACAGGCTTTTAACTGGATAGCGATTGATGAAATTACCCAGTACCCCACCTCCTATGTCTGGGACTACTTACGGTCTCGTCTCCGTTCAACAGACCCCGAGCTCGCCCAGAATCTCTCCATGCGCTGTACGGCCAACCCCGGCGGCGTCGGAGGATGGTGGGTTAAAAAGATGTACATCGACCAAGGAGACCCCGGTAAGCCATTCGTTCCCACCGATCTCGAGTCAGGAAAGGCATACGTATACCCTGAGGGACATGAGAAGGCAGGCAAACCGCTGTACTGGAGAAAGTTCGTCCCAGCCAGACTTACTGACAATCCGTACCTTATGCGGGACGGACAGTACGAGGCCATGCTCCTCTCCCTCCCAGAAGTGGAGCGAAAGCGTTTACTCGATGGAGACTGGGACGTTGCAGAAGGTTGTGCATTCCCAGAGTTCCACAAGCTCAAACATGTTGTCGATCCTTACGAACTCCCAACAAATTGGCCCCGAATTAGAGCGGCCGACTACGGTTACGCAAGCCCTTCGTGCATACTCTGGGGTGCAATCGATTGGGACAACAACATATGGGTCTATCGAGAACTTTACGTAAAACACTTTACAGCGGAGCAACTTGCCGCTAAAATATTAGAAATGGAGGAGTACGATCCTGCTCCACACTATGCTGTTCTCGATTCATCATGCTGGAACCGTACGGGATACGGGCCTTCAATAGCCGAAACTATGATTCGCATGGGATGTCGTTGGACACCTTCGGATCGTAACCGTATATCTGGCAAGATGGAAATTCACCGTCGTCTAGGTGACAATGAGTTCACCGGAGAGCCCACCGTAAAGTTTTTTAACACCTGCACAAACATAATAAAACAATTAGCTGGCATACCTCTATCAAAAACAAACTCTGAAGATGTAGACACGAAAGCAGAAGATCACGCATACGATGCGTTACGTTACATGCTAATGACTCGTACATCGGGTTACGTCTCCATTCATAAGACTCTTAACGACATAAAGAATAGCACGTTCAAACCTCAAGACGCAACATTCGGATACTAAATGGCAACACCTAAGTTAGTTTCAGCGAAAGAACTGCAAGAGTACACACTCGGGCAGGCCTTGGCGTTTAAAGCGCAAAAAGAGCCAAAACTACAATCAGAGATTACGTCTGTAGTAGGGAAATTGTCAGGTTTTCAATACGAAGACACTCCGATTTTAGACATCAAGCTAAAAGACTTGGACGATGGTAAGGCTATCACGGCGTGGAACATGTCTAGTCCGTATTCTCTGAGTGCGTTAGCAGATGCAAAGCAAAAAGACGAGGTTTCATCCCAGTCTGGTGTTTTGCAGGTAAACAACCGAATTAACACCCTGTTCACTGATGCAGGTCTAAACGAGAAGGCAGGACCACAGGCTAGTGTACAGAATCGTCTCTCCTCTCTGATGAGCAAGGACGAGTGGGACACGTATACAGGATACAAGTACTTCCGTGGTCGTACGAAGAAAAAATTTGAAGGTAACTTACACGCTGGTACTAAAGCCGTCCTGACTCGCTTGAATCAGGAAGGAAAGAAAGCAGAGCGCGACTTCTTAGGTTTTAAATACTTCAGTGGTCTCCGTCTCTCGGATATGGCTGACATCGAGGTTTCTGGATACGACCCAGTAATGGGCACTCTCACTTTCATCGAAGGTAAGAGTGCTAACAAACCGAAGGGTGAGAAGACAGTTATTTTGCGTCCGATGGCTCGTGTATTTCTCGAGCAAGCAATTGGTGAAAGAAAGCAGGGTAAGATCTTTGTAGACGATAAGAAGCTGATTGCTTCCGTAAACAAAGAGCTTAAAGTCGACATGCCAGAGGTTGAGCGTAAAAGCCCGACAGGTAATGTTGTAAAAGGCGGATTCACTCTCTCAGACTATCGTAACGCGGAAGAGGCTATTCTCCTTGAGAGCGGACTCGAGAAAGACGAGCGTTTGTTTGCCGCAGGCCGTATGGGAACGGACGAAGCGTCTAAGTACATCGATGATGAGACGTACAACGAAGTTATTGAGCCAAAGTTGCTCAAGACTGACGCAAAGATTGTCGCGTACTCTGAAACACCGAACGTACCACAGTATCTCAGCGATATCGGTATCGACCCAGCGACAGTACCAGAAGAACTACGCTCTGTTGTTGTTGCACGAGACTTGGTCACGAGCACACGCTTAAAGAAAGTTCTCAGCCCAGAATTCCTAAAGTCACTGCCTGTGCAGGGTGGTGGTATGACAGCTACGACGGAAGAGGGTACATACCTATTCCAAGCTGATCCTGAATTATCAGAAGCGTACCGTGCGTATGCTATCGAAGACTACAGCGTAAAGACAACAGAATCTCGCGTCGCTCAGATGGAAGGCGAGATGAAGCTTGCAGAGATCATGAATAGCCCAGAGTACAAGGCGGCTCAAGAAACTCTACAGCAAACGGCACCTACAGCAAAAGAACCACAAGTCACTGTCGTCGACAAAAATCAACCAATTGACTATAGCGATTTACCACAGAATGTGATGGACGCTCTCAATACTGTAGGTCAGCTAACTAAGCGTACAAGGCAAGCAGGTCAGCCCGTCGAGGACCAAAGTCCTGCGGGAACACCGAGTATAGGTCAGGCCGCCGATATTTTTGGAACAGCACTAGATGTAATTGCAGAAGGAAAGGCTTCGGGAATGCCCGGAACAGAGCCAGAGACCGCCCCTTCATTTAAAAACTTTGCTAGA